AAAAAGTATTGCTCTTTCTAGGTCGTTCATTTATAATACGATTTCTTAATCTTACTCTTATATCAATTTTTATTAAATAATTTGAGTACATAATTTTATTATAATTTTATTTTTATAAAATTTGTGAAAATTTCTATATTTTATAAATTATGTACTCATTTTTAAATTTTAATTACTTTATTCGTTAAATTTACTATATTGCTAGTAGCCTTCTCTTTATAATCAACAACATAATCAAATGTACATTCGTGATCTGTATAAAATAAATGTTTGCTACAATAATGGTTACCACATTTGCATTTATTAGTTAATCCTTCCAAAGTATTCAATTTCTTATTACAACTATAACACCTCATTTTTAACTTAATAAATGAGAGAGATAATATTCAATTTTTATATAAAAAATGATAATATATATAAATATACATTTATTAACATTATGAACAACGTGTTTATTGAAGATTTCAATGGTAACATCATGCGTTATCTAAATAATGATTTTGGAACCTTAAAAAAACTCTCTGAATCATCTAAACAATGTAATAGTCTAGTTAAAGAAAAAACTAATTTTAATATGCTACTTGAAGACAAAATTAATAATTACAATTGTGATATGGTTGAATCGTATTTGATTAAGATTTTGAAGCCAGATATTTTAGGATATAAAGATGATAAAATGAGCCATTATGAAGCTCGACTTAGCTATTATATTAAAAAACTTAATAATAAATGTATTGATATCTTATATAATAAGATAGATTATTGCTATAATGAAAGAAACATTGGATTAAATAACTATATACAAGAAATATCATATTTGTTATCTAAAAAATTATTTGATATTATGGTACTTATTGAAAATAATGTTATTATAACTGATGATAATATACTTGAATGGTTTAATATTATACATGTATAAAAATAATATAGATTTATTAAATAAATTATTTTTTTAATTGGAATAAGCGAGACCACCCATACCAGATAATATACGGAGAACGTTGTAGTTGACCGCATATACGTGGATAGTACCAGCTACACGAGAAGATAACGATAATACCGCGGTATCAATGCGAGACATATTAAGAGTGCCACTTGGTTGATGCTCTTCGGGTTTAAGAGCGAAAGAATATACATTGATACCTTTGTGGTTTTCATCAGGAGTATTTTCGTGATGTTGGTAAGGTTGAACAAGGGAGAAATAATCACCTTTGCGAGTAGCGAAACGATCATTGCCGTTAAGCATAATTTTCGCTTGCCATGTAGGATTTTTAGAGGTACTGTAATTATTTGCAGTTTTAGTATCAATATCTTCACTTTCAGCAGTTGAAAAGTTGTTCCAGAATGGGTATTGTTCTTTTGATTCATTATTGTCAGATTTAACAGCCCAAATAAGTTCTTTGCATGGATGGTTGAAGTTAAGTCTAACTGGTTTCATGCTATCAGCAGAAGCAGATTGAGTCATGGTATCGGTGCCAGTGAATTGTAATTGTTCAATTAAATATTCATGGGATAATTGAGCAAAGCGTCTGCGTTCATCGGTATCAAGGAAAACATAGTCAACCCATAAATTAGCATCATGTAATGAAACACTAGAACCGGTTGCGAATTTAGTAGTACCAGTAGCAGTAGGGGTAGCCGTAGCTAATTCTAAGCCGAAATTTACTCCATAATTATCAGAACGTTTATTACCATTAGTGCAAGCAGCACCTAATGTAAGATCCGCTCCTGTTGCAGCATCTTCATCTTCACATAAGTTAGCATCATTAGTATCTACTAAGTTAGCAGCAGATTCGTATTCAATGTTGATTTTAACTTCGTGATATTGAAGGGCGATTAATGGAAGAGCTAAACCTACATTGCGGCAGAACCAGAATTCAAGAGGAACATATAATTCGTATTCAGATTGTGCTGCTAATTTGGTACATAAATTAGCGTTGTTAGCACCAACCATAGTATTGTAACCAGAGCGTTTGCCAGAAGGTAATGATAATTCATTCCAGATGTATAGCCATTCAGAATAATGTTTATCAATACGTTGTCCACCAATTTCTAATTCAACAGTTTTTAATAATTTTTGACCAAAGTTTGGTACAAGGGCTACATTGTTAGTAGCGCCAGCAGTATTATCATTCTTGATTTTACCATTGAAATATACACGGTGGATTAAATCACCATTGCGAGTTATTTGGAAACTGGCACGAGAACCTAAGGAATTGCTTCCAGTTGGAGTTTGTTGGATAGCTTCAATAGCGAAGTTAGTATGACGACGATATACAACTTTGAAAAAGGTAATTTGAGGATTACCGGTTAAATAAACATCCTGAGCACCATAAGCTACTAGTTGAAGAAGACCACCACCCATTTACGCTATATTCTTTATACTATTAGTGGAGAAAAAAAAAGAAGATATTATTATACACAAACTATTATTATTATAATATGAAAAAAATAATGTAGAAAAATTTAATTGGAATAAGCGAGACCACCCATACCAGATAATATGCGGAGAACGTTGTAATTGACAGCATATACGTGTAATGATGAAGTTTCGCCTGATCGTAAGCTTAAGTTTAAGTTTAGTACTGCGGTGTCAATACGGGACATATTGAGAGTGCCACTTGGTTGATGTTCTTCTGGTTTAAGAGCAAATGAATAAACATTTAAACCAGCATTATCTGGAACATTTTCGTGATGTTGATAAGGTTGTACTAAATTGAAATAAGAACCAGGACGTTCTGAGAAACGATCATTTCCGTTTAATACTAGTTTGGCAGATACAATTGGATTGATGGAATTTACTGCACTTCTTTCACTAACTTTTGTTAAAACATCTGATAATGCACCAGGTGTTAATGTGTAATTAAACCAATTAACGTTATTAATAGTAGTATCGGCGCCTTGTGCTTCAACAAACCAGTATAATTCCTTGCAAGGATGATTGAAGGATAATTTTGGTTTAGCTTGTGCACCAGATACAGATTCAGTACCGGTGAATTGTAATTGTTCAATTAAATATTCATGGGATAATTGGGCAAAACGTCTGCGTTCATCAGTATCAAGGAAGATGTAATCTACCCATAATGAAGTAGCACCAAGATCACCAAGAGCATTATCAGTACCTCTGCATTTATCAGCAGTTTGGAATAAGATGTTTACTTTGACTTCGTGATATTGAAGAGCAATTAATGGAAGAGCTAAACCTACATTGCGGCAGAACCAGAATTCAAGTGGTACGTATAATTGATCATTAGAAGTAGAACTTAATACACCACCATCACCACCTACCATTTTCTTGTAGCCATCACGTTTGGATATAGGTAATGATAATTCATTCCATACATACATCCAGTGGGAATATTGTTTGTCAATCTTTTGACCACCAATTTCAAGTTCTACATAGTCAACGAGACGTAAACCGAAATAAGGACATACTTCTCTGGTTTCAGCAGACATATCAACTGCTAAATACATGCGGTGGATTAAATCACCATTGCGAGAGATTTGGCAAGTTACACGGTTGCCATATCCTGGATTTCCGTTGAAAGTTTGTTGGATAGCTTCAATAGCGAAGTTAGTATGACGACGATATACAACTTTGAAAAAGGTAATTTGAGGATTACCAGTTAAATAAACATCCTGAGCACCATAAGCTACTAGTTGAAGAAGACCACCACCCATTTACGCTATATTCTTTATACTATTAGTGGAGAAAAAAAAAAGTCTAATATTACACAAAACATATACATTATTATTGTTATAATATATTGAAAAATAAAACATATAATTAAATAATTTAGTTGGAATAGGCAAGACCACCCATACCAGATAATATGCGAAGAACGTTATAGTTAACAGCATAGATATTTATACCACTGTAATCCATTGCTTTATCAGTTGATCTAGTAGTATTTGTTTGCATTCTATCAACAGTGTTAACCATAAGGGTGGCAGTGTCAATACGAGACATATTGAGAGTACCACTTGGTTGATGGTCTTCGGGTTTAAGAGCAAAGGAATATACGTTGATACCAGGGTTGGCAGATACGTTAGTGTGATGTTGATAAGGTTGTACTAAATTGAAATAGGATCCCTTGCGTACTGCGAAACGATCATTGCCATTTAATTGTAAGATGGCATCAACAAATGGATTCTTAGCTTTTTCATTTGGCACAACAGCATTACCATCTTGTGCATCTATATCAGAATAATCATACCATCTGGCATTACGTGCTGTTGTACCTTTGGCTTTGGCGACCCATACTAATTCTTTGCATGGGTGGTTGAAGTTGAGTTTAACACGAGTGCTGCCAGTGCCAAGAG